CGAGAGTTTGATACGCGGCAGGAATATGACGATGGTGGGTGTGTCGGGATCGTCGGTGGTGTCGAGACGCACCATCAATTGCAGTTCGGTCTCGTTATCGAACCAATCGAAGAAGGTGTTGTCGGCGAGGAACGCGGTCAGCGTCCCGGTGCCACCGGCGCGGCCCAGGAAGATTTCGGCGGCGAAATCCTGGCCCGCGACCCCGGCCGGGCTGGGCGGCAGCGCCAGCGTGAAGTCGATCGCGGTCAGCACGCCGAGGTTCACGCCATCGATCATCACCATGCCGGATACCGCGGCACAGATCCCGGTCGAGGTTTCCGTGTTGGGAGCCGTGAAATACGGCGCCGCCAGCGAATTCGCCGAGCGGCCGGAAATCGTCAGATCGATGGTGGCATAGCCCGAGGCGGGCATCTTGAGCACATAGCCGGCGAGGCGGTTTTCGAGAAACAGCCGCCCGGTGTCGAGATCATCATGGAACACCTCCAGCGCCATCTTGCGCGACACAATCCCGGTCGAGGGGACGATGGTCGAATGGCCGCGCCTCGTGCACGTGAACGCCACATCGGCGGCCTGAGTGGTTGGCGCCGGCGTGACCGTGACGGTCTCGTTGGTGACCCCGGAGAAGCCCAGGATGACGAAATTGGCGTTGTTGTTCGCCACGGCCGACATCCCGGTGAACAGGAGCGGATCGCCGACGCGCAGGCCGAGCGCCACCGGATCGCCCCCGCCAAACGTGAAGGTGCCCGCGACACTGTCCGCCGCCACGCTGGTCAATTGCGTCTGCGACAGAGCGATCGGGCCGACTCGGGTATCGCGGTGGCTCGCTTCGATGAAGTCAAAATAGGTGGCGGGCGAGAGTTCACCGCTGATCGTGCCGTCCACGCTTTGCGCGCCGAGCCGGAAATCCGCCACCTGTCGATCGGTGCGGATTTCCGCGCTGGCATAGCTGGCACGCTTAAGGGCCGGCGTCAGACTGACCCGGCGCAAGGCCTGGGCCCCTGCCGCGCCCGGCGCGGTGGCGACGTTGTCCAACGCGTTCGCGGTCATGACGCCGCTGGCGTAGAACTTGTAAGTGGTGCGTACGGCTACGCCTTCGGCCAACGACATGATCGTTTTCCTTTATGCTTGCGTGTTTGGATGTTCGCGTGATGGCGCGGCGGCGGTGCCGTCAGCCGGTGAAGCGGTACTGCCAGACGATCAAAGAACCCCGCATGGTCCAGTTGCCCGCGTCCACCAGTGACGCGTTCGAATCGTCCTCGTCGAAACCCGACATCCCGCCGATGAACGACAGCGCGCCGGAGCGGAGCGAGCGAAACACTGCTTCCGCGTCTGACAACAGCCCGAGCGCCACGGTGTCGTTCGCGAGGTTAACGTCCGAGAAGACGCGCACGACGACGCTGCCATGCTTCACCTTTTCGTTGGCGAACCGGCCGCCGCCGAAGCCCACCGTGTTCTCCCGCCCATAGGTCAACTCGTTACGCATGAAGTGCGGCGTTACGCGTGGGTCGGGCAACACGCCCGCCTCCTGCGCGCGCCAGAACGTCGGCACATCGGCATGGGTCCAGCCGGCGTTCCAGATGCTCCGCACCTGAGCGTCGATGGAGCCGTAGATGAGCGCCGTCATCAGCCGGTCCGTGGGGTAATGAAGATCGCGGGGTAGAGGATTGGCGCCTTCGTCGCCAGGCCGCGTCGCCGGCGCCCGCGTATCGGTGTCACGGCGCCGGCCGAGCCAATGTCAGTGTAATTGAACAGGATCGTCGCCTGATCACGGAACCGGGCTTGCAGCACGATCGCCGCCGCCTGGATGAAGTGCGGTTTGACCTGACGGACGAAGGGCGCGCCGGCCTTGTCCGTGCCAGTCTCAAGACGCCGGGCGTACTCCACGTCGGCCGCGATGATCGCCTGTCTTGTGTTGACGGTGACCATATCGAGCAACGCCTCGTCGTTCCCGTCGCGGGCCGCCTCGACCCCATCAATAAACAGGGTCAGATGCGCCAGCAGATTGCCGGTCAGCACTGGCACCGCCGCGGCGGTTTCGATCATCGCCTCGGAAATGACCTCATTCAGATAGTTCCAGATGAACACGATCACGCCATCCGCCTTCACGGCGTTGAGCGGCGCGCCCTCCACGCCATCCACGAACTGCCGATAGAGCGGCGGGATGCCGGACCGAGCGGTTTGCTCCACCAGCACCCGGTCGCGCTGCTCAGCGCCCACGCGCGCCAGGGCGGCCCGCATCCGCGCGTCGGTCCCCTGGGTAAAGACAGTGATTTCGCGGATGAACCCGCGATGCTGCGCGGCGGTGATCATCACGAGCTGACCTGAAGCGTCCAGCCGATCAACAGCGTGCCGTCATAGATCGGCGCGGCGCTTTGCACAGTCCGGATCAGATTGTCGGAAAATACCCGATCGTTGCGAGCGGGTGGCGTGGGCCACGCGGCGGCGGTGATTTCATCGTCGAGAATCTCGATCTTTTCCTCGCCGAGCATCTGAACGCCGATGGTCCTGACCTCGACGCGCCCGCGCTGTGTCGTGGTTGGAACGAGGTTGCCCGGAACGCCTCTGACGGTGACGGTGATGTAAGACGGCGGGTCGCTGCCGGGGACCACTCGACTTAAGGTCATCGGGCGGCCGCTTTTTTTGATCATGGCGCGGCGAGCCCAAAGCAAGGGGCTGGTGGTCATGCGATCTGCACGTCCAGCGCATCGCCATCGAGCAAGGAGAGGGCCGTGGCGGGAATGGCGCCCACTCCGCTCCGATCGAAAGAGTAGGCGCCGACGCCCTCGTTGGTGACCGCGCGAAGCGTTGGGTCTACCCCGGCGCTGGTGAGCATCGCGACACAGGTCAGGATACAGGCTTCCTCGTAGCGGAACGGCAGATTCCGGCCGGCGTCGGCGGGAAGCGCCCAGCCGCCGGAATAGGTCACCACGATGTTCCGGCCGAACCAGTGGTAGCGGTATCCCATGACGTCCAGCCGCCAGAGCAACCCCGCGTTCGGGTCGAACTCATAGAGCGTGGGGTCGATCGTTTTGCCGTACTCGGTCACCGAAAGAACGGCGGTCACCGGGCGGCGCGCCAGGACGAGACCTCCGCGATGACGGACCTCGCGGAACGTCTCCATCACCGTCTCCACACCGAAGACGCGATCGTGGCAGTAGCCGGCGATGGCATCGGAGGCCACGTCGACCACCAGCCCGAGCGCGTCGGAGGTTGCATCGCCTTCCCCCATGCGCCCGACGACCGCCTCGGGCGTCGTCAGGCGGGTGCTCGGGGCTGGAGTGATAACGGTCAGGATCGACATGTCACCGGCGCCTTGAGCCCCGTCTGGCAGACAGCAAACCGCCATCCGGCTCCGAACTGGTGGCCATCGGTATCACCCGGGTCTCGCCTGATGACGCCGACCCCGGCGCGGCCGGGGTCCAATCGCCCGCGTCGATCTGACCCGTGGCGGTGAGGCCAGGTATCAGTTCGTCACGGATTTCGACGTGGCTCCCCGCCACAAGCAGGACGACCGAGATGCCGTCCGGCGCGTAGGGGAAGGCCTGGAGCACGAGCGCGTTCGCCATGGCCGTTAGCTCGGCCGGCTCGCGAGGTGGCCCCTGACCGCAAGCGCGGCGATCGAGGCGGCGCTGGTGTTGTTGGCGGGCGTGATCGTCATTTGCAGGTATCGCTTGTTTCCGACGTAGCCGAGTCGAAACACGCTGTTGACGCTGGCGAAATTGAACGACGCCGAGACCTCGGGATCGGCGCCGCGAACGCTGGAAATCATGTCTTGCACCGCCACCGGCGCCGCGTCGGACATATTCGACTGCATCCCCTCTTGCAGCAGCGTCGTGAAGGTCACGTCAGCGTCGGCGATGGCGCCCGTCAGAATGAAAAACGTGATGGAGTCACAGCCTTGCAGGTCGATGATCGACGACACGATCGGCGTGTTGGTGGCGTCGGACTGCGGCGGAATGAACGGCACCGCCTGGATTTCGTGCATCAGGTCGCGCATGGCGCGGGCCTCCTTTGAGATGAGATGAAAGGGCGAAGCCGGGCCAGGCCCGGTCACTCGGGATCAGGCGGAGATCAGCAACAGCTTGATCGCCTCGAAGTTCACCACGTCGCCGCCCACCCGCTTGCGCGTGTAGAACAGCACGAAGGGCTTCGCCGTGTAGGGATCGCGCAGCGCCGAAATGCCCAGACGATCGACGATCGTGTAGCCGGCCTTGAAGTCGCCGAACGCGACCGGCAGCGCGCCGGCAGCGATGGCGGGCATGTCGGCCGCCCATTGTACCGGATAGGACAGCAGCGTGGTCGGTGTTCCCGCCTGGATGCTCGGCTGCCACAGATAGCGGCCCTGCAAATCCTTCAACAGCATGACCTGTCCGACCGACTGGCGCTGCATGAGGAACTGTGCATTCGCCAGGTAGAAGTCCTTCAACCCAAACGTCAGATTGATCAGACCATCGGCGGTCAGCAGGGCGGCGTTGCCGCTGTGGATTTGCTCGATCTGGCCGTTGTTCGACGTGCCGGCCGGATAGGTCAGAAACCCGCGCGGCTGCTTGACCCCGGTCCCGGCGACGAATGCTGTCGCCTCGATACGTGCGAAGCGGTCGGCGATCTTGCCGGAGATCCACGCCGATACGTCGATCGAGGCATCTTCAAGCAGCTTCTGGGTTGCGGACGGCATCGCGTACATCTCGTGCGCCGGGATGCGCAGCACGCCGACGCCGGGCGTGTTGGTCGTGGTCCGGGTCTCCTGTTCGCCGACCCATCCCGCGTCCACCTGGCCAAGATCATTCGGCACCTCCAATGCGTCGGTGCTGATGTTCTCGATGGTGGCGATCTGCCGGACCGGGCTCGTCTCGTAGATTTGCGTGATGATCCGCGCCGACATCTGATCCGGCACCCAGTAGCCGCCGTCCGGATCGGACCCCACCTCCATCGCCTTCGTTTCCACCCCGCGCTCGTCGCGCCTCAGATAGGTGGGAAACGACTCCTCGTAGGCTTTGATCGCTGCGAAATCGATATGCTCGTCCAGCACTCGCGCGCCGGCTTTGAGCTGGCCCCGGCTGGCCAGGGTCAGGATATGGAATCGGCGCGCGGCGGCGCGGGTCTTCACGTCATCGTCGCCGCCATTACCCATGCCGCCGCGGTTGAGCTTCGTCTCGATGGACGAAAGCCGCCTGGTGATCGCGGTCTCGCTGGCCTCCTGCTTGGAGATGACCGAGGCAGTGAAGGCGTCGATCTGCGCTTTCACTTCCGGGCCGATCTTATTGCCGGCGTCCTCGGCGATCTTACGCACCGAGGCGAGGTCGGTCTGCATCGACGTTTGCAGTTCCTTCCAGTTATCACCGATCGCTTTGACCTCTCGGCCAATATCTTCGATCACTTTCGGATCGACGTTCATGCCGTCAGGCATAGGTTTGTCCTTCGCGTTTACGTTGAGCGGGAAAGACTGCTGTTTGTCTGGCGCAGAGCGCCCAGCAGTCCGACGAGCGAGGTGCTCGCGCCCGCGTCACGCGGCGGAGAAATCGCTTTGAAGCCCTCGGCGAGAACCGCCTTGGCTTCGCGCTGGGAGAGGCCCACGTCGCGCAGGACTCGTTCCAGAAACCGGATGTCGCGCGGATCCCCCCGCGCGATGAGAGAGGCAACCGACGTGATCCGCGCCTCGGCGTTTGCCGGGTAGAACACCGGGCTGATCTCCAGAAGTGACAGCTCGGAGATCGAACGGCGCGGATCGGCGTCGGTCTTGCCTCGCGTGAAATTCGTCGCCCGGTAGCCGATCGACATATCCGACAGCGCTCGCTCTTTGAGCGCCGCGTAGATCGACTTACCGCGTTCAGTGTCGAGCGCGATCAGGCGCCCGGTGGCCTCCAGGCCCTTGCTGTCTTCGGTCAGTTTTGTCCAGACGCCGCACGGGATCAGATCGTTCGCGAGCGTGGTTCCGGTTGCGAAACCCGCGTGGTTGACGAACATTTTCACCGATCTGCCTGACGTCTGCGAAGCGGCGAGTGTGCGGCCGAACGCGCCCGGCAGGATCAGATCGCCGTTATCATCCCTGATGTTAAAGACCGAGGCATAGCCTTCGAACGTGCCCGGCTGTGTCTCGGACAACTTGTATTCGAAGGGCCTCAACGCCCAGGTGTCCGGGCCACCGGCGCCAGCGGTGGTACCGCCGTCCATCATGTCGATCATGCCATCGGCGGCGTCCGCGCAATCGGCGTCGCCTGCGGCGGTTGCGTCCTCGCTCGCCGCCACGAGGCCCGAACGATACACGGTGCCACCCTTGGCGACCGGATAGGCGAAGCGCCCAACGGGGTCGTTGCTGTTAGGGTCAATCCCCAGATGCGCCTTACCGAAGGTCGCGGTGTCGTTGCCATCCGGCCCGAGCAGTTGCGCGGCGTCGGCTTTGCTGAATGACCACGCGCTTGTCTTGTTGACGTTGCCAGCCGCGATGTTGGATTGCGCCGACCTGCGCCCCGAGTCGTGCAGGGAATTGGCCATGTCTGAACCTCCGAAACCTCAAGGGGCGGTCAGGCCGCCGCTGCGCTCGCGCCGAGTGACGCCAGCACTTCGTCGATGGCCGCCTTTGCGTCGCGCAGCCGATTTTCGTTGGCGGCCGACAGCACGCGGCCAACCTTCGCCTCCAGGTTCGCAAGGTCGGTGAACGATCCGAACTCGACGATCAGCAACTGAGCAATCGCCTTCGCCATCGCGGGGTCAGCCGAAGTTTGTCCGGCCGGCGCCATGTTCAGTGGTTGCAGCGGCGCATCGAGTCCAGGTAGCAGCGGCATGTCTTCCAGGTCGCGCGCCTCGTTGCGCGTCATCCATCCATTGAGGATGCCGGACGCGTAGAAGGCCGACCGGCTGGCGTTGTCGCCGCGCATCAGGCCCTGCATCGAGAGTTTGCAGACCAGTTCGTAATCCGGGCCATCGGCCGCGAGCCCGATCAGGTCGCGCGCGACGGCCTGATCCCATCGTTCCGCCCATGGCGCGAGGGTGTGGACCACGTGCGCCATGAAGAACTGCTCGGCCGAGGCATAGGTCGTCGTGTTCGCGGAGTAGCCGACCATCTGCGGAAACACGCGCATGGCGCGACAGATTTCCTCGATCTGGTGCTTGCGGGTTTCCAGGTGCTGTGAATCGACGCCGGACATGGCGGTCTTCTCGAATTTCGCGGCCTGATCGAGGATCAGTACGCTGTCGTCGGCGTCCGCCTTGAACTCCTTGATCCGCTCTTTCAACCGCTCGCGGGCCTTGTCGCCCAGAGCCACCTCGAACGACAAAATGCCGGAGGTTTGCAAACCATTCCGGTGAAGATCGGCCTGACTTTCCTCGGCGGCGATCGCCAGCCCGATCGCTTCGCGGGCGAGTTGGACCGGCTCCATCCCGATGACACCGTCCCAACTCGCACCCCGGATATGGAACACCTGATCTCGCTCCAGCCGGATCGTCTGGCCGGTAGCGGACCGCAATTGATACCAGACGGTCGTGTCGGGATCCTGTTTGGGCGTGCAGCGATTGGGCGTGAGCGGGATCAGCTCAGTGATCTCATTCGCGCCGTCGCGGTTGATGAAGGCGTAGCCGTTGCCGGCGAGCACGGCGTGATAGAGCAACATCTCGCGAAACTCGAAGGCGGTCTGCCAATCGTTCGGCTGGCGGTAGAGCAGCCTGTAAAGCGGTAGATCGCGGGCGACCTCGCGGCGACCGTCGTCGAACCGGCGCGTGAGCCGGCATGGAATTTGCGCCAGGCCCTCGGCGATGACACGCGTGCACGCGCGTACGGTGGCGACGTGCAGCGCGGTGTCGAGGTTGACCGACACGCCCGCCTTGCTGCGGCGATGGAGCGTAAGCAGCTCCATGATTTCTTCGAAGTAGCCGCCGGTTGACTTGAATCGGACGCCTCGCAACGCCTGGAACGCGATGCCCAGCCGCTCCGTGATGGGTGGCCTGGCCATTTACTGGCCGACCGTGATCTGTTCCAAGGCCACGGGCGGACCTGGGAAATCGGTGCCGCCGTTGATTCGTATCACTCGCACCGTGGCGGTCTCCCTCAGAACGAAATCGCGTCGTGGTCTTCGAGGTAGGACGTGCCCTCGCTCACCAGAGAGCGGCCGACCGCCATTACCAGCGCGACGATCGGATCGATGCGCTCGATCGAGCGTTCCTTGTCGGGCTTTTCATTCCCGGCCGGATCGGTCCGGGCGGTGACGTTCGACGCGCACCAGTTCGCAACCGGATCGTTGCCGTGGCGAAGATCGCGGGCCAGCAGCTTACGCGTGAACTCGGCCGCCGCTGGTCCCATGCTGAGAAAGCCCTGGCCGAATTCGACCAGGCTCAAACCCTCATCCACGAGGTTGCGCACGATCTCGCCAGCGAAGGTGCGGTCGTAGGCCAGTTCGATGATGTCGTAGACACCGGCGAGGTCGAGGATTTCCGCCTCGACGAATTTGAAGTCGGTCGTGTTGCCCTCGGTGGCGATCAGGTGGCCTTGGTCGCGCCACACGAGGTAGGGCGCGCGGTCGCGCTTCGACCGCTCAACGATATCGTCATCGGGGCACCAGTGGCGCCAGATCACTTTCCACGGCTCGTCCGTCCTGACCGGTGGGAACAGCAGCGCGAGTGAACTCAGGTCGCGCACCCGTGCAAGATCGAGGCCGGCATAGCAGCGCCGCCCTCGCAAGGTCTCGAGGTCGATCGGCTCGCCGCCATCGGCCCACACGTCCATGTCGATCCAGCGCACAAGTTGCTGCGTCCACTGATTGAGCCGCAGCCGTCGAATTGAGTTTTGCTTCGACGGCATCTCCCGCGCGAGAGCCACCTCGGCCCGCAGATCGTCGATTCTGAGCAGCGTCCCGAGCGAGGGGTTGGCCTTGCGCCATGCCAGTTCATCTTGCCAGTCGTCGTCATCATCAACCGTGGCGATGTAGGCGAACCACCGATCGGCGGTAACCTCGGGGATGACGCCCTCCAGTACCTTCGCTGAGAAATCCCAGTGCTGGTAACAGATCGAGAGCCGGTTAACGCCGGCCGTCGTGGTCTCATACATCAGCGGTTGCAGCCGGGCGCCCATCCCCGTGTCGAGCTTTTCGATCACGTCCGCGTTGGGGTGTTCATGCACCTCGTCAACGAGCGCGAAGAACACGTTCAGCCCGTCCATCTTCGAGGCGTCCGCCGAGAGCGGACGAAACCATGACGCGCTTCCGATAACCGCCAAATTATTCGTGGTCGATACCACACGCCGGCAAAGCGCGGGCGAGGCGAGGCGCATTCGCTCGGCCTCGGAAAACACGATTTTCGCCTGATCGCGCGTCGTGGCGGCGGAATAAATTTCAGCGCCGGGCTCATCCTCATCCACCAGCGCCTTGATGCCGATCCCGGCTTCCAGAGTCGACTTGCCGTTTTTGCGCGCGGTCGAAACGAACGCGGTCCGAAAACGTCGGATCAGCAGCGACTGACCGCTCTCGTCAGTGCTGCCCCGCTTCCAGCCGAAGATCGAGCCGACAACGAATTCCTGCCAGGGAAGCAGATGGAACGGCTGGCCAGCGAGATGGCCCTTGCTGTGCCGCAGCACCATCGGGAAGAACGCAGTGGCGCGGAGCGCGCTCTCCAGGTCCCAGAACAGGCCGCGCGACGGCCCTTCGATCAGATCGCGAAGGTGCCGCTCACAGGCGAGACGCACCAGCCGGCCCATGACGATCCGGTTTTCGACGACGGCCCGCGCATAGGCTTCGACGGGATCGTGAGGGGGTTTCCGGCCGCGGCTACGACCGCCCGCCACGCAGGAAGGTTTCCGCGGGGTCCGCCTCACCCGCTGGTTGGTTCGCGTTGATCCGCGAGCGCGACGAGCCCGAGAGGCCGATCTGCTCGGAGAACTGCCGCACCTGATCCATCGCCTTGTTGGCGGCGGAGAGATACGGCGAATACATCGGATAGCCGTTCGGCGCCTTGACGATCAGGCCGGTTTCCCTGAGCAACCGTTCGCAGTCGACCCATCGCGCCCAGGCCTGGCAGTACGCGGTGATGACGGCGCGATCGAGTTTTGCGATCAGCCCGACTTCCGCGAGCAACGGCGTGACACGTCGCCATTCCGACAGCGCCTCGCCGCTTAGCATGGCGGGCGGAGTCGGGATCGCGAGCCCTGGCTTCGCCTCGCGCGTGTTCAGCGGACGGCGGCCGGGGTTGTTGGTAATGAGCTTGATGACCGTGGCCTTTGGCTTAGGTCCCCGCATGCGCGTTCTCCCCGGCCTTGACCGTCTTACGCTTTGTCGTCGTCACGACCGGCGCACTGGCGGCGGCCTCGCCCTGTTGGGCCGCCTGCGATTCCTCGGCTGCGAGGGTTTTGCCCGCCATCTCGGCCATGAGCCGCAGCGCCACTGCTGTGTTGCGTACGCCGGTCGCGTGCTTGACGGCAATCAACTGGTCGAAGAACAGGCCGAAGTCGTCATAGAGCCCGACCAGGCGAGACGCCGCGCCATTGGACCTGGCGATCTTGTCCAGCCAGGACCCGAAGATTTCCGCGTCGCCCGGTAGAAACGAGATGTGCAGCTCCTGGTAGAACGGTTGTTCGACGCGCAGCACCGACGTGTCGAGGTCGTTAACGTCGAAAGCATCGTCGGTCAGGCCAGAGTACTGCTTCCACCCGAAATCAAGTTCGTCGTAGAGAGACCGCAGGGTATTCGGATCATCCTGGCCGACGATGGCGTTGTGGCTGAGTTGCAGCGCGACGAATTGCTCCCGCGTGAGCGGCGTCGTGACCTCGATCAGATCGGACTCCTCAATCCCCGCCTTCATCGCCGCCGACACCCGATGGTTGCCGGAAACGACCACCAACCTCTCGCCCTCGCGATGCACCAGCGGAAAACTCGTGAGGCAGCCATCGCGTTTGATGTTCGCGACAAGTTGGTTGAACTGCGGACCCTTCATGTAGCGGGCGTTCTTCTCAAGCAGCGTCAGACTGTCGAGGCGCGCCCTGATGACGCGCGTTTGCAATGAACCGCTGGAACCAGTCGGCGTAGATGGCAGCGGGGCTTTCCCGGCGGACTTTGCTGGCATAATTGAGGAACCCCGGCTTGCGACCCACGAGCTCGAAGACGCCGCGATATTTCATGGATACCGGCCGCGTCGTGAACGCGGTCGTGAAGACGCTTTCGATACGTTGTAACAACTTCACTTCCATGCGGCTGATGACCGCCTCGCTCGTCGTCAGCATCGCGATCAGTTTCGACACGCGACTTTTCGGCACCAGCGCGAAATCGGACAGCAGGTAGATATCATCCCCGCCGTATTTCGACCGGGCGTAAATGAAGCCTCCGGCGAGGCAGCCGTCGATCATCACCAGGAAGTTCGCCAGCCCGCTCACGTGCGCGATGCCTTTCGACAGATAGATGTCTTTCAGGAAGTTCATCTGCCCCGAGGTAGCGCTGATGATCTCGACCCGCGAGTTTGGCGTCAGCGCCTCGGGATCGAGAGGGGTGTAGCGAAACGGCTCCGATCGATGTGTGGCGCGGCGAACCGATGTCCCGGCGCGATCGGCGAAGGTGTAGACGGGCTTGTTCGACCCGCCTCGGTAGACGGTCGCCGGTTCGTGATGGTCCAACGTGTGGTCGGTCAGCACCGCGTAACGCACGCCCATCGCGTCGAGTTCGTCTATCCAGGCTTCCAGCTTGGCCGGATCCCAGACGTCGTATGACGGCCGGTCCCAGGCGGTGTTTTCGTCGAGGAAGCGATACAGCCGCTCGTAGCCGCTCTTGTAGGTTGGCGGAAAAGCGGCGACGCCGCCGCCTGCCGCTGCTGCCCGCTCCGCCTGCGCGCGGAAGTCGCCTGGGTGGAAGCTGGCGACCTGGAGGCCGTCCAGAAATGTTTTCAGCCGTGCCATGGCCGGGGCGAGGAATTCAGCGAAGCGGTCGCGGTAATGCCCGAAATGTGCCTCGGCGTAGGCGTTGCCGGCCTTGTACTTCGCCATCTCCAGCGCGATCCCGACCGCCGCAACGCGCGCGATGAACGGCTCGCCCGCCAGTAATGGCTCGATGAACTGTAGCCGTTCAGTGAACGCTATCGGGAAGTCGGTGCCGGTCGCCAGCGCGCCCAGCGAACAGCTCAATAGCGAGATATCGTTGGAGTGCACGCGCACCGAGGGGTGAACGTCCCTCACCGCGCGATCGAATCGGAACGATCCGGAACAACCGACGAAGACCTCGCGCCAGTCGCCGAACGGCACGGCCCGCGTGATCTGCTCCACCGCTGGCAGCGGCACAGCACCGACGAACACGATCTACGGCCCCCCAGTAACGCCAAGGGCCGCACCAGTGAAGATGCGACCCAGGGCGGCCCGAAGGCCACGATCTCCTACCACAGAGACAGCACCAACATGGTGGTGTGCATCGCGCCGTTCAAGCGCGGCGACTCCGGTGCTATTTACTGTCATAGAGAAAGATCAAGGTATATACTGGTGACTTGATGAGTTACGATCGATGACGAGACGGACGAATGGCACAGATCACCCTCACCAAATATCAGTTGGATTGCCTCAGACGGGCGTTTCGGGAAGGCCGCTTCCTGATGCTTCCGCATGAACCCGCCCTCCGCAAACTCACTGACGCCGGTTTCGTGACCGCGTATCACACGATGGGCATCGTCTGGATCATGCCTACTTCGGCGGGCTTCACGTATCTCTGTCTGCACCCAAGCCACGGCAAACTCGAAGGAGTCGCCCAATGAAAACCGCGTCATGGTTCACCGTCCTGCCGGACGATCACATGAAGATCGGCATCTCGCGCGGTGTCCCGCGGCGAATGGCCGCCGGCTACCGCCTGTTCAAGAAACTCGCGCCCGGCCCTTGGTTCAACAGCGTTGGCATCGAGGAATACTACCGGCGTTATCGAATCGAGATCCTCGGGCCGCTAGACCCTCGCGCGGTCGCCGCCGAACTGATCCACCTGGCCAACGACCGCGTGCCGGTCATCGTTTGCTACGAGCGGCCCGGTGGCACCAGTTGGTGCCATCGAGCGATGGCGGCGGAATGGTTGAGCCAGGCACTCGGTCGCGTCGTGCCAGAATTTGGTT